GGGTCGTCCACGGTGCGCCGGGCATCGGCGGGCCGATGGTGATCTCCGGCAAGATGCTGGGCTTCGGGAGTGCCGGCGGCACGACGATGTTCGGGATCGGCTCGGTCGCGACCTTCTGCACCCAAGGCGCGCCAAGGATGATCGGGCCTTGGGAGATTTCCGGCACGGCAACCGTCTGCGGCGCTGGCGGCGGCGCCGATGCCATGATGAGCGGATCGGGCAGGAGCACTTGCACCCAAGGCGCGCCCATGATGTTCGGGCCTTGGATAATCTCCGGCGTCCGCGAGGTATCCACGGAAAGCTGCAAGTCGTCCCACTTGGCGACGTTCGCCAAGCCGGACGCGAATCCGTAGTAGAGGCCGAACTTCGTGGCCTTGGGATTGGGTGCGGGCGTCGAGTAGTTCAAGACCTCCGTGCCACCGATGCCGACAGTGAGGCTGTCGCCCCGGCAAGTGACGCGCGCTTGGTACTGCTGGCCGCCGACGCCGTTGAACTGAGTCTGCGTCAGAACCGTATCGACCCCGGCCACACGCTTCAGCAGTTGGAAGTTGTTGCCGACCGCATCCCATTGCCAATACCACCAAAGGAAGTTCGTGGCGTCCAGGACGCGGAAGCAGAGAAGCGCCGCGCTTAGCTGGAACGGAACCTCATTGACGTAGCCCGTGACAGCACAAGAAAGCGTGTAGTCGTAGAAGCCAAGGTCGTAGAGGAACAGGTCGCCGTTGCCGGCGCTATTGGGCTGGGCTTGGTTACCGATGACTTGGAAGGTGCCGCTGCCGCCTTGGACGCCTTTGGGTCCAAGGTCGGGAGTGTAGTTGACGAGATTGGTGTTGTCGGCCGCCGTGAAGTGCGCCGTCAGCACCGGGCTGCCCCACGGCTGCATGGCGCGTCACTCCGGCTAGTTGAGACCCCACATCATCAGTTGCTTGGCCGTGATCGTATTGGACGCGCTCGCCGTGCCCCATGTCACGGAGAGATTGACGTACTGCTGGAGGGTGTTGTCGAAGGTCGCCGTCCACGTCGCGGTGTCGGGCGTCGTCGGCTCCAAGGGATAGATGAAAGGCGACGCGAAGCCGCCGGGACTTGTCACTTCGCCTGCACCCGCCAGCGTTGAGTTATTGGTGCCTTGACCGACGACGGTACAGAGCAGCACAAGGCGCAGCTTCCACCATTTGTTCGTGACGCCGGACGCCGTGGTGATCGCGGCGCTGACGCCAATCGAAGCGCCGGTCAGCGATGCGGAGCCGACCGTCGTACCCAAGCGAGCCTGGAAGATGATCGTCGGCGTGCTCGTCGTGCCGATGATGCCTTGGGCCTCAAGCACGATGCCGCGCCGCAAGCCTTGCTTGTTGAAGAAGAAGTTTGAGCCGATGGTCGGCTGATCGTTCTGGCCGGCCAGCAACGACGCCTCGACCGCGCTATTGGCGACGGCCGTGAAATCGGCGCCGTTGGCGTACATCAACTCCGTCCACGTCCCGGTCGTGCCGGACATCTCCGGCGACCGATCGCGCAGACGGCGCGCTTCGTCGAGCGCGAGCAGATCGACGAACTGCGAGGGATTGAAGCGCAGGTTGTGACGGAGCCGACCGTGCGCGACTGCCCGGCGGAGAAGCGGACGAACCCAATCGAGCTTGGCCTTCATGACAAAATCCTTTCGCTAAGCGTAAGCGGTGCCGTAGTCGCCGCCGCCCAAATCAAGAGCGGCCGAGGGTTGCGAGCTGTAGGCTCCCGTGTCGGTCAAATAGTCCTGGCTCGTTCCGGCATACCCGCCCGGCCGGTAGTTCCCGGAGAGCGGGTCATTCGGATCACCTTCTCCCGGATAGAACAGCGGATTTTGCGCAAGGTTCAGCGTGCTGCCCGGCCCGTACACTGCCGGCGAAGGCGTCCCAGCGCCGCCCTCGAAAGTGCTCAGGCCAGCACCGCCGCCGCCATAATCCAGCGGGTTGCCGTAGCGGATGTTCGGCGGCGCGTTCGGCACAACCGGCCGCAAGCCGCCGCCGCCGATCCCCGCGCCGTACAAACCGCCCGGCACCGCATTGATCCCCGCCCGGCTTTGCAAGGCGTTCATCAGCCCCTGGTTGTACTGAAGCTGCGCATAGCTCTGAGCGTTGGGGTAAGCGGCGTTGACGGTGTTCATCCACCCGAGCGCCTGGTTCATCTCCCCCGTGTTGGCCGCTGCCGCCTGCCCTTGGTAAGCCAAGCCGGCCGAGCCGAGCTGCGCGGAGTAGCCGGCCTGAAGCTGAGCCATCTGATTCGCCAAGGCGATTTGCGCCTTCTGCTCGTCCAAGGTCAAGCCGCGCATCATGGAGCCTTGGACGGTCGTGTTGCCCAAGCCGGCGCTCGTGAGCTGCTGCTGTTGTGCGCCCCGCTGCTGGGCGTAAACGTCTTGGATTTGCTGAGCCTGTGAGGCACCGATCCCTTGGATTTGGCCCAGCACTTCGCCCTTGAGCGCGCCGTAGCCGCCGACGATGCCGCGCTGGGCCTGCTGCTGATTGGCGAGCGCCTGGTTGTAGCCTTGCAGGATGTTGCCGTAGAGCGCCTGGTTTTGCGCGAGAGCCGCGTTGTAGCTGGACTGGTAGGCCTCGCCGAGATTCTGGCTGAACGGATTGCCGGCCGCCTGGAACGGCAATGCCCCTTGGAGCTGGTAGTTGCCGGGCGCGACCTGTCCCATCGGTGGAAGCGCGCCGGGAGCCGGGCCTGTCGCCGGCGCGATGCCGAACATGGCTCCGCCTGCCGTTCCGCCGCCCAAGGGAGCAACCATCAATAGCTCCTCCGTCGCACCTTGCCCAAGGCGACCAAACGCGCCCGGATCGCTTCCATCGCCCAAGGCACCGAGGCGTCAATCTGGATGTAGATCGCATGGCCCGACCGCCGGACGAAGCTCAACAAGTTCCGGCCCGCACTCCACGTTCCGGTAGCCGCCGCGCCCGCATTCAACGCCCCCTCCGCCGTCGCCCCGACAAGCACGCTCCAAGTCACTTGGCTCGATCCCGTGCTGAGGATCGCCTGGAGGTCCTTCAGCATGATCTCGTCGAAGTCTTTGGTAAGCAGTGGCCCGATCACCACGCTCGACGTGATCGCTTGCCCGTCGTCCAACGTCGCCGTTGGGCTGATGGAGCGCACATAGCCGTCCCACGAGCCGATCAGCGGCACGCGGTCTCCGGGCGTGTTGCCGTCCAAGGTCACGGTCGCGATGGGGTCATAGTTCGTGCTGGCGTACTGGTCCCGCCACCATGCGCCCGTGCGTTGCTCCCAAAAGAGATGCTTTGTGACGGCCGGCGCCGCCAGCGGAGAGACGAAGACGTGCAAGCCCTGGAAGCGGTCATCCCACACGCACCGGATCGAATTGGCTCCGGTGTCGATGTCGAGGACAAGCTGCTCGATGGCTTGGCTGATCCGCTGGGGCTGCTGGCCGGGGACCATCGTGTAGATGCCCATCCGGTTCGAGACGAAGAAGATGTTCCCGTAGGGGTCCTTGCACCACGGGATGCCCCAAGCCATGCCGATCGTGTCGCTGATCCGGTCGATCTGGCCCCCGGCCATCGGGTCGCCGTTGAACTGCCAGATGGAGTGATCCCCGCCCATGATGAGGATGTCGTCGTTGTAAGGGATCATCGTGGTGATCACGTCGCCGATCAGCCCCAGCGGCGAGTTGTTCCCGGCAATCGCCTGGTCGGGCGAGACGGAGAGCGGCGAGTAGTCCCAATTGTTGGGGTCGCTGATCTTCGACATGAACCAGTTCTGCGGGTCGCGCACGAGACCCGAAAGCACCGTCCGCCCGCGCCAGGTCGTGATGAGCCGCGGCGCGTTACCGTTGACATCGACCGGCAGCGTGCCCTTCGTCGCCTTCCAGGCAAAGACCGTGTTCGGGCTGGGATCGTAATAGACGAAGTTGACCCCATCGGCGAAGTAAAGCTTCTGCTGGTTGGGTGAGGAGAACAGGACGCCGGAGAAGTTCAAAGGCGGAGTCTCGCCGCTGCTGTTGACGGCAGCGGTCCACGACGTTCCGCCCGGGGTCGTCACGAAGACGTTGCCCTGGCTGACCGCCACCAGCGTTACCACACGTCCTGAGTTGCTTGTCTGGCTCATACCACCGGGGTTCGTATAACCCGTCCCGACAACGAGGTTGAGGTCCTGAACGATGAACACGATGCCCGACACTTGGGCGTTGATGTACCTGACGAGTCCCGTTCGGGAGCCGCCCCTGACTCGGTTGCTGGCCGGCTCGAAGGCCCGCACGTTGAGGCCGGTTGGCGTGGTCCGGGCATACTCGCCGTTCGGACCAGCGGGCCGGTTGGGCTGTTCCTGGAAGGCCAGCGAGAGGTCGATGCCCGCCTTGGGAAAGTGCAGGTCTTTCAAAACCTCCCGGTCTCGGATCGCGCCGCGCATGCCACAAGTCCTACAGGATCGGCGGAGTCGGCCAGTTTGTCCCGTCCAGCGAAACCTCGAACCGAATTTGGCTGGAGTAGTCGATGGCCGTGGAGATCGGCCCGGCAACTGCCGAGTAGATGTTGTGCGCCGGGTTGAGCACGCTCGTCGGCATCCCACTCGGATCGACCGTGCCACTCTCGGAAATCGTGCTCGTTGGGAAGCCCGTGGCCTTGAGGTACTGGATGATTCGCCAATTCGTGTAGCCCAAGAACGGACCCGCGACGATGCCGCTGCTGAAGGGGAAGTCGCGGAAATCCAGGTTTGAGTGCCCGCCCAAGATGGAGAGAATCTTGGCTATCGGCACCTGGGGCGAGACGCTCATGTTCCCGAAAACCAGCACGGCAGGGTTGTACTTGCCCTGCGACTGATGCACCGAAAGGCTGGTGTTCGGGATGGGGTTTGCAATGGCGATCTGGTAATTGCCCACCGCCGCCGAGGCGACCGCTCCAGCGCTCGTGAGCGTCGCCACGGTGTAGGCGTCACCAGGCAGGAGCCCGGTCTGCGTGAACTCCGTCCCTTGGAAATAGAAGTTCGTGCCGAACAGCTTGGTCTGGTTCTTGGCAGTCAGCCGGGGAGTCAGCTTGCCGACCGTGAAGGCATTGCGGTTGAGTTGGATGCCGCTCCCGCCCGTGCGAACGAACCGGCCCGGATTCCGCAGGCCGCCGTTGTTGGTCGAGGGGTCCTGGACGCCGCCCGACCCGCCGCCGTCGAGCGGATCAAAGCCGGTCGAGAGCGCGCTTTCGGCGCTGCTGACCACGAAGTCGAGGTCTTGGATCAAGTGCGTGTCGGAAACCTGGAGCGGCACATAGCGGACCAAGCCGGGCCGAGAGCCGCCCCGGCCCCGCTGCGTGCCCGGCTCATACGAACGGACGTTGAGGCCGGTGGGCGTCGTCTCGTCGGGCTGAAGCTCGAATTCCGTGGACACGTCCAGGCCGCGCAGCGGAAAGGGGAAGTCCGCCAGGGACTCGCCATCTTGGATCGGTCGCTTGCCTCGGTATCGGGCCATTTCAAACCTTCTTGTAGAGGCTGTTGCAACCCGTGGCGCTTCCGCCTGTCGTGAAGATGACTTCCAGGAACAAGTAGCCGAACGAGCGGATGAGGACGCTGGCGATGTTGTTGGACCCTGGGGAAAAGATCGCGTAATCCGGCACGATGGGCGGGACGGTGTTGGGCGCGGCCGAGTTGACAAGTGTTGGTCCCAAGTTCGCAGTGATCGTCGTGCCGAAGAATTGCGTCGCCGCCAGGTCGGCGCCAAGGACACCCACGGCAGTCCCCAGGGTCACGGTCAAGTCGGCGATGACTGCCGGAATCCAAAGGGGGACGCCGAGGTTCAACTGTGTCACGGACCAGCCGAGGACCCGGAGCGAGAACGTCTTGGTGGACGCATCGGTCCCGTAGGGCAACAGGACTAGGCCGTAAGGCGAGTAGTTGCCGTAGCCGCCGGTGGGCGACTGCGCGCCCATGTAGATCACGCCGTCGCCAGCCGCGCCTCCGGTCGGCAGGTTAGTGCTGGGCGCAGCGGTTTGGGGAATGCGCGTGGGATAGCCGTTGGTGGCGTAGTTGGTCCCGTTGGTCCGGTTCCAAACCTGGGCCAGCGTGTCAATAATCACGGGTCGTCCCCTAAAAAGGAGGGCCGGGCAGCCTGCCTTAGACTCCCGGCCCCCTGGTGTATCCGCCGCCACGTCTTGCCATCCCCGAGCAGGTTGGACAGCACCCGCCAGCGGCGGCAAGCCCACGCCACCCGGCGCGGCTTACGCTTGCAATAGCTTCTCTTAGGTGTTGGTGAACGGCGTCGCAATCGCGCCGGACCCGATGACAGTGCCGGCAACGGCCCAAATTCCGGTCGCCATATCGAGGAAGTTCACCCAATCGCCCACCGAGACGCCGCCCGTCGTCGTCCCGTTCAAGGTCAGCGTGTTGGCGTTCGTGACCGTGTTGGCCTTGAAGACCTTGCCGGTCGCCGCCGCGTCGATGCCGATGAACACGGAGCCCTGGAAACGGTCGCCAGTCACGCCGCGCTGGACGATGACCGTGTTGCCCGCGCTGTTCGTGCCGACCAAAACGGACACAAACATGCCTGAGCCGACCGCGATGGGCAGCTGGATCGTCACTGTCCCGGCAAGGTTCGCGACGATGGCGCGCTCGTGGAACAGGTCCGTGACTTGGAACGTCGTCGCGACGATGATCGACACTGGATCGTTCGGAGCGCCCAAGTTCAGCCGCTTCATCCCGCGTGCGTTCATCGCTTACCCCTTCACTCGCTTGAGCCTGGGATTCTTGCGCTTGGCCTTGGCCGAGGCCTTGCGCGTGGAGGCCGCCAAGATCGCCCCGGCCCGCTTCATGCCGTACTTCTTGGCGATCTTCTTCTGGACCGACTTGAAGCCCGGATGTTTCTTCGTGTGCTTCATCACCGCCTCAATACTGCTGGCCGTTGACCAGAATCCGGTCGTTGTAGTGGTTGTAAATCGTTCGCCCCCAGCGATCCTGCAAGTCCGAGCGGTCGCCGTTATAGCCGATCTTCTGCGGCTTGTTCCGGCGGTCGGCATTGATTGACGCCATCAGGCGCTCATTGAACTTGGCCGTGTGAACGCCGGTCGCGTCGTCCAATCGCTGCTCGGCAACCGCCAGGCAGCTTTCCAAGATCGTCTCGACGTGCAGCATGCCGCCGTAGGCGAAGGGGAAGGCGTGATCGAGGTAGTCGGGCAGGATGTAGTACTGGAATTCCAGCTTGTAGTCCGTGTCGGCCGCCGGGAACAGCCAGAGGTTTGCCCGCTGCCCCTGGGTCGCCTGCGTGCCTTTTTGCCACTGAAGCGCTGCCACCCAAGGCCTGCCGGTGGAGGTCGGCGTCTCGCTGTAAAGCTGGGCAACCGTGCCTTCGTTCTTGAGATCAATCGGCCACCACAGTTGGGACGTGGAGGCGGTGATGACGATCTGGCCCTCAAAGCCGCCGAAGTCGTCGGGAAGGTTGATCTTCTGCGCCTTGTTCGGGAAGTCCACTTGGGCGCGTGGCTTCATGAAAGACCAGTCGTAGCTCGACTCCTGCCCTTCAATGGGCGGCGGGAAGTAGAACTGGCGGAGACCGCTGCGGATGATGGAGTTGATCGCGGCCTTTTGGATATCGGTCCATGCGGCCTCGGCGTTGTCGGCACCGCGACCGTAGCCAAGGAAGAAGCCGACTTCCCCTTGCATGTCGGACCAGCTCAGTGTCAGCGTGCTTTCAGCCATGTTTCAAATTGAGGCTTCCCTGCCCCGCACTCCACAAGGAGGCGCCACGTCAATCGTGTTCGCAGCGCTCGTTTTCGGTATCGCCGCCGTCCTCGTACTCGTCGGAGGGGCAGCAGCCCAGGTGTCCGATGTGCCAGTCCTTGGGACCGGCGTGTTCTCCGGGCGTGGCGAAGCTGTCGGCTCCGCCCTGCAAGTGCATCTCGCCGCGAGCCTGCTTGCCCGTGTTGCTGCGGCCTTTGCCCATTTTCTTCTTCATCGTTGCCTCCGCTTCTTGACGTGGAACCCGGTCGGGTGCTTCTTGGGCGCCTTTTTCTTGGCCTTCTTGACGCGCATGGGCAGCTTCCCCGGATTGTCAAATCCGTGCTTCTTCACCCACTCGTGGCCGAATCTCCAATTGAGGTACGCCCTCTGCTTCTGCGATCTCGCCGGCATTGCTCACCTTCTTTCGAGCCGTCGCCGCCAACTGAAGCGCCGCGCCGGGCGTCGTGTCGCGCACCACATCGACGCTGACGAAACCGACCGCATTGAGCGCATCCCGGAGCGTTCGCTGCGTGAATCCGCAGTGATGGGCCATGTGCAGATTGCCGGTCGTGACGCTGGCCCGGTGCCCGTACATCACGTCCAGCGCCGTCACGACACCTATGTTGCTTTGGTAAAGCACGCAATCGGCCTGGTCCAAAGCCACCTTGCCCCCGATGGCTTGCAGGTCGGGAGCGAGAATCTTCAGCTCGCCGCCCGGCTTCAGCACGCGCTCGAATTCCGCAAGCGCCATGGCGACTTCGTGGAAGTAGCAATGCTCCAGGACGTGGGAGCAAAAGATGGCGTCGAAGCTGTCGTCCTCCAGCATGGGCATGGCGACGATGGAAGCGAGAACGTCCGGGTTCACGCTGGGGTTCTTGTCGAGGCGCACTTCCTTCATGGCCGCGTACTCGCGTGGCGGCTTGCAAAGCTTCGGACCGCAACCGGCGTGAAGGAGTCGCTTCATCCCCATACGACCTCGCCCCCTTCTTTCAATGGCCACACAATCGGCTCGCGCCGGACCCATTGCTCCCACTGCTTGCGCGGGTAGCCGAACTTCTCCTTGGCGTCGTAGTGGAACCCGAACGCCAGCTTGGTGCAGCAAACCAGCGGGCGGATGCCGAGCTTGGAGGCGTTCTCGAAGAACCAGAAATCCTCGGTCCCACCCAAGGAAAGCTCGCCGGCTTCGTTCATGCCGAATTCGGGCTGCTTGTACCAGCACGGCAGGCCGTACTTGTCCTTCTCCAATTCCAACTCGTCCCGCATCCGCTTGTAGACGCTCGTTTTGACGAGGCTGAGCCCTTGAGCATAGCCCCAGGACTCGAAGGTCTCGTCGGGCCGGAACTTGCCGGTGCCGGAGCTGGGGCCGTCGAAGATCAGCGGCTCGGCCGGGTCGGATTTCGAAAAGTACACGCCGCTGGCGATGTCGCAATCATGCTGAGCCAATTCCAGGATCAGGGCGCGGTTGAAGATCACGTCGTCGTCGATCCAAGCGATGGATTCGAGGTTGATCCCCTGCTGCGCCTCAAAGGCAAGAGCCATCGAGACGAGGCGGTTTCGCATCTCTCCGACCTGATCGCCGTGCGTGTCTTGGCAGGGGATGAACGACTTGCCGCAGTTCATCGGCCAGAGCAGGTCGAGCATGCAGGTCGCCCACCACATCGACACCTGGCCAAGCGTCGGCGTGAGGACGGCGATGCAGGACTTCTTGGCGGGCGCGATGCCGTTGCGCCGGGCCTGCATGTCCTGCTTGATCGCTTCTCTGATTTCCATGTGCTGCTCGGTTAAAAGGCCGGCGGCGCTCTCCCCAAGCCACCGCCGGCGCCCCAGCAAGGAACGACTACGCCAGCAAGTTCTGCGCGCAACGCAACCAATCCACCTTCATGAGTCCCGCAACGTTGGTCCCCGAGTTCGAGGTTCCGCTGTTCGACACATTCGCGAAGGCAATGATCGGGGTCATGACGCCCGTGGGGAAACTCGCCGTCAGGATGTTCTGCGTCTGCGTCAAGAACGGAACGGCTTCGGTCCCGTTGACGAAGATGCGAATCATCTTCTTGGCATTGTTGCCCACCGTTTGGCCGTCGCTGGCCGTGACGATGTTGGCCGGGAGCGCGTTCGGGTCGTAGACGAAGCCCAGCTTGTAGAAGGTGCCGGCGGCAATGGCCGTCCCCGTCACCTTCGACACCAGCGAGCCGAGGTTGCTCGCGAAGACGGGAGCCGTGGAGGCGAGTTGGTAGACGAACCACCAATCTTGACCGCGATTGGAATCGGCGTTGTAGAAGCCGATCAGGTTGTTGGACGACGACAGCATGTTGCTGCTGCCGGCGGAGACGACGAGGAAAGGGTTCGCGTTGCCCGGCCCTCCGTCTTGCAGGCCGGTGAAGGCG